CCCAAGAAAGTTCCAAGCGTGGTTGTTGGCGAAGAGCCAGCAAAAGAAACCATGCGCAAGCAAGTTGTGACTGTGGCAAACACACGCAGTCAGGACTACCCACCTACCAAAACCAGCGGCATCAAAATCCGTGGCACTGGTGCGGCTACCAAAGGCTTGATGGCTAGAGGCCCAATGGCATGAATTACAGCCAGCTTGTAACTGCGATTCAGTCATACACGGAGAATCAGTTCCCCGATGTATATCTTGCTGATGGATCGACTGAGAGTTCAACTTCTCAGATCAATCGGTTCATCGAGCAGGCTGAACAACGCATTTACAACATGATTCAGTTTCCGTCCATTCGCAAGAATGTGACGGGTACATCCACAATCAACAACAAGTATTTGTCATGCCCGAGTGACTTCCTTGCCGTTTATTCAATGGCGGTTATCGATGCGCTTGGTAACTACGAATACCTGCTGAATAAGGACGTGAACTTTATCCGTCAGGCGTACCCAAAACCAACAGACACGGCGATTCCAAAATACTACGCTTTGTTTGGCCCAACAACGACCAACGATGCAAGCCCCGTCATTACAAATGAGTTGAGCTTCATTCTTGGCCCAACGCCAGATGCTGCGTACTCTATAGAGTTGCATTACTACTACTACCCACAGTCAATCACCACAGCAAACACAACATGGCTGGGTGACAACTTTGATTCTGTTTTGCTCTACGGCTCTCTGGTAGAGGCGTACACTTTTATGAAGGGTGAGCAAGACATCATCTCGTTGTACGACACCAAGTTCAAAGAAGCACTTGCGTTGGCGAAACGTCTGGGCGATGGCATGGAGCGATCCGATAGTTATAGAAGCGGTCAGTATCGTTTATCGCCTTTACCCCAAAACAATGGAGTAGCGTAATGATTAAACATACGCGCCAAGAGGCTAAAACATTAGGACTGCCTACGTGTTATGGGTCGGCGTGTGTTGAATGCGCTAAAAAAACATTACAGGATAATCGAGCGGCAAATAAAGAACGTACGCAAGCGCAACGCCGTAAAGACCGATTAAAAATGATGCTCAAACCTGAGATGGTTCAAAAGAAACGCGAACGCGATATTCAATATCGTAAAGCAAACAAAGAATCATGCCGCGCCACCATTCTTGCGTGGAGCGCAAATAACCCAGAAAAAGTAAAAGTATACGCAAAGAAAACAAAATCTAACAACAAAGGCAAAGTAAACGCGCATACCGTAAAACGGCGCTTAGCAAAAATTAACCGTACTCCCATTTGGCTCACATCCGATGACCATTGGATGATTCAACAAGCGTATGAGTTGGCTGCGCTGCGTACAAAAATGTTTGGATTTTCTTGGCACGTTGACCACATACTACCGCTCCAAGGCAAAATTGTTTCTGGTTTTCACGTACCGACAAACTTACAAGTAATCCCCGCAGCAGATAATGTGCGAAAGGGGAATCGTGTATGAGCTTCACAGGCAACTTCTCTTGCAATACGTTGCGAGCAGGGCTGGCAAACGGGTCAATCAACTTGACCTCGGATACGTTCCGACTGGCTCTGTACACCAACGATGCAACATTGGACGAGACAACCACAGCCTACACAACCACTGGTGAGGCATCAGGCGGTAACTACGTGGCAGGCGGAGAGATCGTCACCACTACAGTGTCTTCTCAAACAACAGCGTCCGGCAGCGTGACATACGTGACTTTTTCTTCTCCGTCATGGACAGGCGCGATCACAGCCCGTGGCGCGTTGATCTACAAAGCCGGAGACAATGGCGCAGTCTGTGTCCTTGACTTTGGCAACAACAAAACATCAACCACCTCATTCACCGTGACGATGCCTGCAAACACCAGCACGTCAGCACTCATAAGGATCGTGTAATGCTAGTAACTACAACCAAAGGCGAAATGGACGATTCTCTGCTTGAAAAGCGGGAAGGTACAGTCGATAATGACAATGAACACACCACATGGGTTGAGTACTGGTTGGACGGAGAACTTGTCCACCGTTCCGCGCATGTAACTTTGAAAAAGCCCCCAACATTTGCTGGCGGCAGAGCAGCTTCGTTTTAAGGAGAATCCAAGTGGCAAATACCCAATCAATGTGTACCTCGTTCATGGGCGAGTTGATGACAGCAACTCACAACTTCGGCACTGCGCCAACCCGTGGCACATCTGCCGCTGATACGTTTAAAGCAGCTTTGTTTTTGGCGTCAGCTACCATTAACGCATCGACCACTGCATACACTACAACCGGAGAAGTCTCTGGTGCTGGGTACACCGCAGGTGGCATAACGGTAACAATAGCAAACCCTCCTACGGCAACAAACGCATCTGCTACGGCGGGCGTGGCGTTTTTTACGCCTTCTGCTAGCTTGGTCTACACCTCTGTGACTTTGACCACAGCGTTTGATGCGGTGTTGATTTACAACTCCTCTCAGAGTAACAAGGCGGTTTCTGTCCATACGTTTGGTTCACAAACTATCAGTGCCGGAACTTTTACCTTGACCATGCCAGCAGACACAACTTCAACGGCTTTGTTGCGTTTAGCCACAACCTAAGCGGAGGCGGCGCAGGCCGTAGACCATGTTTGGTATATCCGCATACGCCCAGTCACCTTATGCCGCTCTTGGCGAAAATGTAGTCGTCGTTGCCCTGACGGGCGTAGCCGCGACTGGGGATGTTGGAACAGTTGTAGCAGGTAAAGAATTTGCTCTGTCAGGTGTATTGGCGACAGGTAGTGTAGGTACGGTTGTCGCCGTAAATTCTCAAGCAGTAACAGGCGTAGAAGCATCGGGCAGTGCTGGGACGGTTGTACAAAGCATATCTGTTGCTTTGACTGGTGTTTTGTCCAACGCAGATGTTGGTGCTGTAGATGAGACAAATTTCCCGTTAATAGCCGGAGTTCACGCCAGTGGGTTTGCGGGTACGCTGACCCCAGAAAAGATATTTGCCATAACAGGGGTGTCAGCCGCAGGAGCGGTCGGGACTGTTACACAAAGCCAAGAAGTTGCGTTAACAGGAGTTGGGGCTTCTGGTCTTGCTGGTACGGTCATATACAACGAGTCTGACGCAACATTTGGCGACGAAGCTATAGGTTCAGTTGGAACAGTAAGCCCCGCTATTTCTATAGCATTGACCGGCGTTGTGGCTTCGGGTGCAGTTAACACTGTTGTCTTTTCTCAAGGTGGCCCTATAACAGGCAGTGGTGCTGCTGGGCTGGTTGGTACGGTTGGTTTAAACAAATCGTTTGCTTTAACTGGGGTTCAGGCTACAGGTTCTGTTGGGTCTGTAATTGCAATCTACTGGAAATTGGTAGATGACAGCCAGACCGCAAACTGGCAAAATGTCAACAATTCTCAAACTGCTGGCTGGGCGCTGGTAGACAACTCAGAAACCCCTGACTGGACGTTGGTTGAGACGGATTAAGGACGCACATGGCTTTTGTACTTGCAGACCGAGTTAAAGAGACCACCACCACGGCGGGTACGGGGACAGTGACTCTGCTCGGGGCATCAACTGGGTATCAGTCCTTTGCCGTCATAGGAAACTCAAACACCACCTATTACACCATTGCTGGGCAAAGTAGCTCGGAATGGGAAGTTGGTATTGGTACATACAATTCATCCGGTACAACGCTTGCCAGAACCACAGTTATTTCATCCAGTAACGCAGGCGCATTGGTTAACTTCAGTGCCGGTACAAAGGATGTGTTTGTCACCTATCCCGCAGAATTTACATCTAACGCTATTGGTGGTGGTATTGGCGCGGTGCAGTTAAATGCTGACACTGTGACGGTAAGTGGCACTATTGCTGCCGGGCAGAACGGATTTGCTGTTGGCCCTCTCACTGTTGCCAGCGGCGTTACTATTACTGTTACCAGCGGTCAACGCTTGGTCGTCTTCTAAGGAAAAAACATGGCAATAGCTTTTAGTGGTGGCTCCACCAATTTCACTTCAACCTTTACGGCTTCCCCTGCGGCTAACCGTGCTGTTACTGTGCCTGACTCTGACTTCACAATGACAGGTAATGACCTGACGCAGACGTTGACAAACAAAACCTTAACAAGCCCAACAATCACCAATGAATTAGCCACAACAATCCGAGAAACAACGACTATTTCTGCTACTGCTGCAACAGGCACGATT